TCAGAAAGACTTCCGCTGGCTCTCCCACTCCTCCGGGAACCCGTTCATCAGCCGGGCCAAGGTCACCCCCGGTCCCTGCCTGCTGTCGAGGATCGCCGCCACCATGTCGGGTGCGAGCAGCGTCAGGCGCATGACGCGTGTGAGGTAGGAGGGCGCGATGCCCTCTCGCTCGGCAAGCTCGGCGATGGTGGCGAAGTCGCCGGCTTCCAGCATACGCTTCCAGCGGAAGGCGCGCGCAAGGGCCTTGACGAGGGCGTCGTCGGGCCGCCGCGGGGCCTGCGCGCCGTCGGGGAGGGCGATTACCTTCCGCCCGCCGCGCCGGACGATGCGGAACGGGACATGGAGCGTCATGGTTTCGGCTGCGGGGCAGGTCATGCGGCTACTCCGATCCCGCCGGCCAGCATCTCGCGAGCGAGGCTACTGAGTCCGTCGACGCGGAGCCTAACGTTGAGCCCATCCGTGCCGATGTCCACCCGCTCGACCAGCAGCGCCACGATTCGTGCCTGCTCGGCGGGGAACAGTTCGTCCCACAGTGGATCCAGCTGCTGGAGGGCCGAATGGGCGTCTGTTTCGGTCATTCCGGCGGCATGGGCGCGCGCCGCCTTCCACGTCCCGGCCACGATCTCCGGCTGGCGGAACACGGCGCGCAGCTGGTCAATGACCGCGGCCTCGATCTCGCCCGCTGGCACGCGGCCCACTGGGCAGGATCCTGCGCCATGCTTCAGCACGGTCTGGCTGACGTAGTAACGGTACAGCCGCCCGCCCTTCCGCGTATGCGTCGGCGAGAAGGCTGCGCCATCGGGGCCGAACAGCAGCCCCTTCAGCAGCGCGGGCGTGTCGGCGCGGGTGCGGGCGGCGCGCTTGCGGGGGCTTTCCTGCAGGATGGCGTGAACCTTGTCCCACGTCTCGCGGTCGATGATCGCGTCGTGCTCGCCGGGATAGCACTCGCCCTTGTGCACGGCCTCGCCGATGTAGGCGCGGTTGTTCAGCATCCGGTAGAGGTACTTCTTGTCGATCCGGTTGCCGCGCGGCGTGCGGATGCCGCGTTTGGCAACCTCGCGCGCCAGTTCCGTGCCCGCCCCGATCTCGAGGAAGCGGGCGAAGATCCAGCGGACATGCTCGGCGCGCTCGTCGTCGACGACCAGCTTCCGGTTCTCGACGCGGTAGCCGTAGGGCGGCACGCCCCCCATCCACATGCCCTTCTTGCGGCTGGCGGCGACCTTGTCGCGGATGCGTTCAGCCGTGACCTCGCGTTCGAACTGGGCGAAGCTGAGCAGGATGTTCAGCGTCAGCCGCCCCATGGAGGTGGTGGTGTTGAACGACTGCGTGACCGACACGAAGGTCACGCCGTTCCGGTCGAAGACTTCGACCAGCTTGGCGAAGTCGGCCAGAGATCGGCTGAGGCGGTCGATCTTGTAGACCACCACCACATCGACCAGCCCGTCCTCGATGTCCTCCAGCAGCCGTTGCAGGCCGGGGCGCTCCAGCGTGCCGCCAGAGATGCCTCCGTCGTCATACTGATCGCGGACCAGCACCCAGCCCTCGGAGCGCTGGCTGGCGATGAAAGCCTCGCAAGCCTCCCGCTGGGCATGGAGCGAGTTGAACTCCTGCTCCAGCCCTTCCTCGGACGACTTGCGCGTGTAGATCGCGCAACGCTGTTTCCGGACGATGGGCTTGGTCATGTCCGCGCCCTCCGGTTCTTGAGCCCGAAGAAGACCCACCCGTTCCAGCGGGTGCCGGTGATAGCGCGGGCGATGGCGGACAGCGATTTGTAGGGCCGCCTCTGCCATTCGAAGCCGTCGGCGGTGACAGTTACGACGTGCTCGACGCCCTGCCACTCACGGATCAGCCGGGTGCCGGCGATGGGCATGGCATCGGCGCGGACGCGACTCTTCTTGCGGTCGCCACCATCCAGTTCCTCGCCCAGCCGCTCCAGCCGACGGATTGTCTCGGGCTTCAGGCCACCATAGGCCAGCTCCTGGATCCGATAGGCCAGCCGGCTCTCCAGGTAGCGTCGGTTGAACGGCGGCGGCTCGCTGTCGAACAGGTCGCGCCACTGTGCCTTCAGTTCCGGCGTCGTAGCGGTCTTCAGCGCAGCCAGGCGCGCGGGGATGGGATCGTGGGTCGTCATGCGGTTCTCCGGTGAGTTGGAGTTGCATGACGGCATCGGTCGGCCGGAGAGTGTAGGCGAATTTCTCCAGTATCGTCAGAAGCTTCGTCATGTTCGCGCAGCCTCAGCCGGACCAGCCCGAGCGCCAGCAGGCCGCACAGCTCGGCGCGGCGTTCGGCGGGGGTCATCTGGTCGGGCGGCAGGGGATTCGGGCGTTTCATGAAGGGCTGGTCCGTGAGGTCTCGCCCTTCTCCTACTCACCGCATTCGCAAACCGTCCCGCGGGGCCCGGACAGGCACGGGTGGAGCTGCCATGGACTCGACTCCCGGTTGTCTGGTCGGGTAGAACATAATCAGAACATGCCCGTCATTAGCGAGGTGAAAAATGGGTTCAGACCTCAAGAAATTCGTCAATCCAAAATTCCTGAAGACAATCGATCTTGGCCTCATCAAGGAACTCTTTGCACGGCACTTCGAGCCGAAGGACGTGCCAATCGATTTCGATGGCGAAGATTCAGCGGTCCGATCTGCGCTCGCGAAGCATTTCGAGGCGGCCGTTACGGCCTGGAACGAGGGCATGGTGGCCGATCTCCACCGGGTGGCAGACCTCGGAAGCAACGAGGGCATGCAGATCATCCTGAACGAGGCGCGGCGGCAGGGGGTGGTGCTCTATCCCGATCCCGAGCCGGACGAGAAGGAATCTGCGCCAGCCAGACACGACCCGAAGCATGTCGCGCTGCACACCTACCTGCATCACAAGAGCGTCTTCGAGGCGGCGGCCGACTTCCATGCCCTGCGGACCCCGACAGCACTGGCCGAGTTCCGAGGGCCGGAGCGCGACGTCAGCGCCGACCTGACGCCGGAGATCATCGACGCCTTCAAGGTTGCGGCGATGAAGCTTTTCGCCCGCGATCTTCAGGGCGAGTATTGCCGCCTCGGTCCCTACGAGGAGGACGGCGAGATCAACCTCGTCGTCAGCCATGGAGCCCCGGTCGCGACGACACCCGTGGTGGACGGCGACCAGGAGAAGATCATTCCGCTTCGCGCCGTGAAATACGCCACGCTGCGCTACTCGCCGGTAGAGGCGCGGTTGTTCATCGGCGGCGTCGTGAAGGCACAGCAGGTGGATCTCGCCGAGATCTTCGCAAAGCACGTCCTTGGCCGTCCCGGCTTCTTCTCGGGCAAGGGTGCCCGCGATCTCTATACCCTCGATCCGATCAGCGAGGCCGGCCCCGACTTCGCTTTCGATCATCGCTACGACGACCGCATCCTCGACGTGCGGATCGTGGCCGCCGCCGCCGACCATTTCGAGTGGGACGAGGACGAGGCGAAATGGCGGTACGTCCGGACCTGGGAATCGAAGGACGCAACCGGCGCGCTCCGGCACTTCAAGGGCAGCGAAGTGCAGTTTGACAAGGGCTGGCGGCTCGGCGAGATCTCGTTCCGCGTCTTCTTCAAGTCCGAGGGCAAGCGGCCTGCGCAGGTCACCGTGAAGCTGAAGCCGCCGGGCACGCTCGCTTTCCGCAGGACGCGGTTCGAGAAGGCGGTCCACACGCTGATCGCGCGGCACGGGCTGGAGAAGGACCGCGATGCTGGCATGGTTGTGGACGCGGCTGAGTGACGGCGGTCCGGAGGTCTCGATCTCGGGCCGGGCGCTGCGCCGGTTTCCCGGGCGCGAGGTCGAACGCCTGCTGCGGGCGCGTGTGCTGATCGAACATCCGAAGGCGGACAGCTGGTCGGTCTGCGCGCATTGCGACTGCGGTCTCGATGTTCGCCCGATCCGGCAGATCGGCGACGAACTGCGCGCATGCTGTCCGCACGATGCGGCAGAGGACGTGGTGCTCGATGATGGCGACCTGACGCGGTTCGGTGTCGATGCCAACCGGCTTGCAGGGCAGATCGGCGCGAGCGGCGGTCTCGCCGGCGCGGTCGCGGCGGTCGTGGATGGGGTCTGGACGATCGGCTCCGGGCCTGCCGGTCGGATGTTCATGCTGTGCGACGACGCGGACCGGTTGGAGACGCCGGGCGCAATCCTCGCGCTGAAATCCGCGGCGGCGCCGCGGCCGCTGACGGTCATCGCGAAGGAGCCGGAGCCGGCACTGGTGCTGCGGCTGCGCGAGGCCGGGATTGAGGTCCGGGCGCTTGCCGACGTGATCAAGGCAGATCGGGAGGGCGTCGACCGCCTTATCCTCGACGACGGGCGCATACCGACCGGCGGAGTAAGGCTCGTCCTGCATCGCCAAGGGCAGTTCGCGGTGCTGGACGGTCGCCGCCTCGATCTTCCCCCGCAGATGTTCGCTCTCTTCAGAATGCTTGTCGAACGGTCGGTGCAGCGCGACCCCGTGCTCAAGGCGCAGGAGATCGAGGCGCAGTTTCAGCGAACACCGCGAGAGATCGTCCGGGACCTGCGCAGGGCCCTCGTCACCTGCGGGCTCACGGAAAAGGAGGTCGAAACGCTCGTGGGGACCGTCCGGTCGCGCGGGTACCGCCTTGGCCTCGCGCCGTCAGAGGTCGTCATAGAGGACTGAGTGCCGTCGGTCACACACCCGGCACACATCAAACACACGCCAATCACACCGGCGGCCCGGCGGAGGCCGGCAGTCTCGGAGCATCAGAAACGATGTTCCGAGGCTTTGACCGATGTATCCCCCGATTTCCCGCTCCGACCTTGCCACGCTGATTGACGAGACCGACCTCGCGGCCCGGCGTCTGCACCGCAAGCTGGTGCTCCCCGCAGCCGATCTCGACGATCTTCGCCAGGATCTTCTGGTCGACCTGATCTGCCGGCTGCCGGGCTTCGACAAGCGCCGCGGCACCATCGGCGCCTTTGCCAACATCGTTCTCCGCAACCAGTGCTCGCGCATCGCGATCCGGCACCACCGGCAGCGCCGAGCGCAGGGCGGCACGATGCTCTCCCTCGACGCCCCGGCAGCTGGCTCGGTCGAACCGCTGGGCTGCCTGTTGGCGGAGACGGACGGGCTGGCCGCCTGGCACGGCCAGGATCGTTGCGCCGCGGCGGACGTCGTGACCCGCCACGATCTCGCCCGGGCGCTCGCCGACCTGCCGGAGGATGTCCGCGGGCTCTGCGCGGCACTCGGCACCTGTGCCGTCGCCGATCTGATCGGCCGCGACGGCATCTCTCGCTCCGCCCTCTACCGCCGCCTCGCACGCCTCCGGCTCGAGCTCGCCATGCGCGGGCTCGGGGGGCGGTGGGACGGTTCGCGAGCCGCTTGAGTAGAGGGAGGACATGGAGATGCTCGTCATGCCCCCAACAGCTTTCACCCCGGCGCGGCCCCGGCCGCTGACCGACATCGAGTTCTGCGCCTGGATCGGACAGGCGATGCCCGGCGACCGGCTGGAATACCACCGCGGGTTCCTCGGGATCGACACGACGGCCGTGATCTCGACGCTGCCGGAACCGGACCGCCGCAGGCTGGTCGCGCTGGCCGGCGCCGCGCACCGGGCCTTCGAGGCCGACCTCGTCCACCTCGTCCAGGTGCGGCTCGGTCCGGACCGCTTTGCCTATCTCGCCATCGCCCGGACCAGGCCGCGCCGCACGCCCGTGCCGCTCGCCCGCCTCATCGAAGACGCCGTGGCCGCCTGATGGCCGTTCCGTTCCCCTCCTATGGAGACCCCGCCATGCCGCACCCCAACAATGCCCCCCGCTTCGACGATCTCGAAGGTCTCGCCCTCGGCGACATCGCGGCGCTGCCCGCCGCCCTGCTGCTGGACCTGCAGACCGCCGCGCTCGCCGAGACCGCCCGTGTCAAGCGGCTGCGGGGCCGGCTCGAGGCTGCCATCGCGCAGCGCTATGAGGCCGCCGCCGCGGCGGCACGTGCCGCCCAGGGCAAGACCAGCGGCACGGTGCGGATCGAGGACGAGGGCGTCGTGATCGTCGCGGACCTGCCGAAAAAGGTCACGTGGGATCAGGACCGTCTCGCCGCCATGGCCGAGCGCATCCGCGCCGCCGGCGACGACCCGACCGAATATCTCGAGATCGCCTACCGCGTGCCCGAGCGGCGCTTCGGCGCATGGCCCGCGGCGATGCGCGAGGGCTTCGCGGACGCGCGCAGCGAGACCACCGGCAAACCCGTCTTCCGGCTCGAGGCTCGAGACCGGTGACGCGCGGCGGCGGGACGCCCGGTCGGCAACGCCGGGCAGGTTCCCCTTCGGCACCCGGTCACCCCCGCCGCCGCGCACCCTGAACGCAACTTCCGGAGAACCCCATGGCCTTCCGCATCATCACCGCCGACGAACGGCTCTCGGCCGCCGAGAACAAGACCTCGCTGGCGATCTTCGGCCCGCCCGGCGTCGGCAAGACGACGCTCCTGAAGACGCTGCCCGCCGAGGAGACGGTCTGCCTCGACCTCGAGGCCGGGATGAAATCGGTGCAGGACTGGCGCGGGGACTCGATCCCGGTGCGCAGCTTCACCGATTTCCGCGACCTTGCCGTGCTGATCGGCGGGCATGACCCCGCGCAGCACCCGCAATCCTGGTACGGCGCCGAGTATCACGCCTGGCTGCAGCAGCAGTATCTCGGCACCGGCATCGAGGACTTCTTCTCCCGGAAACGGATCATCTTCGTCGACTCGATCACCGACCTGACGCGGCAGGCCATGGCCTATGCCCGCCAGCAGCCCGAGGCCTTCTCCGAGCGGACCGGGAAGCCCGATGTCCGTGGCGCCTACGGGCTGCTCGGCCGCGAGGTGATCCAGGCGCTGAAGCATCTGCAGCACGCCCGCGGCAAGACGGTGATCTTCGTCGGCGTGCTCGAGAAGGTCACCGACGAGTTCGGCGCGACGACCTGGCAGCCGCAGATGGAGGGCACGAAGGCCGGGCGCGAGTTGCCGGGCATCGTCGATCAGGTCGTCTCCATGCAGCTCTTCGGCCGCGACGCCAAGGGCGACTGGACCCTCGACGAGACCTCCGCCGAGCGCCGGCTCGTCTGCCGTTCCGGCAACCCCTGGGGCCTTCCAGCCAAGGACCGCTCCGGCCGCCTCGATGTGACCGAAGCGCCCGATCTCGGCGCGCTGATCGCGAAGACCTGTGGCCGCGCACCCGCTCACCCCGCCAACCCTTCCTGATCCAGACGCAAAGGACAGATCCATGAGCTACGATCTCAACGACGCCCAGCCGCAGATGGCCCCCATCGGCGAGCTGATCCCCGACGGCACCTTCGCCAAGGTGCGGCTGACCATTCGCCCCGGCGGCGTGAACGGCGCGACCCCGGCGGATGCGGGGCTGCTGAAGGCTTCGCAGTCCAGCGATGCCCGCATGCTCGACTGCGAATTCACCGTGGTCGACGGCCCCCATGCCCGGCGGAAGTTCTGGCAGAGCTTCACCGTGGCGGGCGGCAAGCTGGACGAGAAAGGGCAGTCCATCGGCTGGAAGATCTCGAAATCCACCTTTCGCGCCATCGTGGACAGCGCCCTTGGCCTTGATCCCAGGGACGAAAGCCCCGCAGCCAAGGCCAAGCGGGTTCTGCCCGGGCTCAAGCATCTCGACGGCATCGTCTTCGCCGCGCGCATCATGGTGGAGCCCGCGTCCAACCCGCAGTACCGCGACCAGAACCGCATCGCCAACGTCGTTCTGCCCGACGAGCCGCACCATGCCGCCATCATGCGCGGCGAAACCGTCCCGCCCGATCCGGTCAACGCCCCGCCGCGCAAGGCCGCGAGCGTCGCGGCGCCGGGCTGGCAGGCCCCGGCACCGGCCTGGGGCGCGGCGCAACCGTCGCCCGCAGCGCCGAACTGGGGCGCGACACCGCAGCCCGCGTCGGCACCGTCGTCCGCCTGGGGGTCGCAGAACGCCCCGGCCGCTCCGCCCGCGCCGCAGGCCCCCGCACCCGCCGCGCCGGGCGCGACCGGCATGCCCGCCTGGCTCAATGGGTGAGGCGCGGTCGGCAGCACGGCGGCGGAGGTCTCATCGGCCTTCGCTGCTGCCCGAGGCCCGGCGCGATCCTGCCGGGCCGATGACCGCGGATGAATGGCAGGCGCACGTGACGCGCGAGGCGGCGCTGGAGATCGGACGATGGCTCGAGGCCCGAGGAAGACTGCACGCCCCCATCGCAAGCCTCGGCCTCGGCGACCTGGAAGCCATGGCCAGCAACGCGATCTCGCGCTGGATCGTGCTCCAGTCCGAAAAGCTCCAGAGGGCGGGCTGGCCGCCCGAGGACCCGATCGCGAGCTTCTTGCTCAGGTAGCGCTCTGCGCCGTCTGCGCCCGCGAGGCGCGCGGCTTCGGCTACTGCCACGGCCTTCGCTGGGATCGCCACCCCTATCACCGCTTCTGCTCGCACCGCTGTCAGGACGTGGGCAGCGCCATCGCCCAAAGGAACAACGGCATGATCGACAAGACCGCGCGCGAGGCGCAGGCGATCCGCGATGCGCGGACGCTCTTCGCCGAAGCGCTCACCGACCTCGGGCTCATGGAGCCCTTCTTCCACCGCAGCGCTGAGGACATCGACCGCCTGATCGAGGCGGCCGTCACCGGCTACATCGACAGCATGCAGGAGCAGGCCGCTCGCAAGGAGCGCACCGGCACGGCCCTCGCGGACGAGATTCCATTCTAGGAGCGCGGTGATGATCGACCTGAACGACGACACCGCGTCCTGCAGCTGGAAACCTCTGCTCGAGGTGGCCAGCGAGAACGCCGTCACCGACTTCGAGATCGAGTTCTGCGACAGCCTCCGCGAGAAGCTGGCGCGGTTCGGCGAAAGCGCCCGGCTGACGGACGCGCAGTTCCACAAGCTGACCTGCATCGCGCAGGCCGGCGGGTTCTGGGAGCGCGAGCGATGATCGACCTGAACCGCGGCTCGGGCTTCCTATACGGCGCCGCCGCGCCGCGTCCGCCCATCGCGCAAGCCGTGTCCGCCGCCATCGACACGGCGCTGGCCGCGCGTCATCGCGCAGAGCGTCCGCGTACCTATGTCAGTTCCTCGGGGCTGGGGCGCGACTGCCTGCGCCAGATCCAGTACGACTTCCTCGCGGTGCCCAAGGACGAGGGCCAGGAGTTCGCGCCGCGCACGCTGCGCATCTTCGAGGCGGGTCACCGGGCCGAGGACATCGTGGCAGGCTGGTTCCGGATCGCCGGGTTCGACCTGCGCACCGAGCGCCCGGACGGCCGCCAGTTCGGCTTCGAGGCCCTCGGCGGCCGCTTCAAGGGCCATATCGACGGCTGCTTCATCTCCGGCCCCGTCGCGATGGACTATCCCGCGCTCTGGGAGAACAAGGCGCTCGGGGCCTCCAGCTGGAAGGATGTGGTCAAGCGCGGCGTCAGCCTGGCGCGGCCGGTCTACGCGGCCCAGATCGCCCTCTATCAGGCCTACATGGACCTGCCGCAGCCGGCGCTCTTCACCGCGCTGAACCGCGACACGATGGAATTGTTCGCGGAGCTCGTGCCGTTCGACGCGCATCTCGCGCAGGAAATGTCGGATCGCGCCGTCGCAGTGGTGCGGGCCTCCGAGGCCGGGGAATGGCTGCCGCGCGCCGCCGCAGAGCCCACGGCCGTCGTCTGCCGGGGTGGCATGGCCGGCGGCAAGTGGCACGCGCCCTGCGCATGGGCAGAGCGGTGCTGGAGGGGCGTCGATGTCTGACTTCGTCCCCTCGGCCACACAGGCCGCCGCGATCCGCGAGATCAGGGACTGGTTCGAGACCCGCACGGAGCAGCAGCAGGTGTTTCGCCTCTTCGGCTATGCCGGGTCCGGCAAGAGCACCGTGCTGAAGTTCGCGCTCGACGAACTCGGGCTCTCGCCCCACCGCAGCGCGAAGGACGGCCGCTGCGTGCCCGGCGTGGTCACCGCCACCTTCACCGGCAAGGCCGCGCTGGTGCTGACCCGCAAGGGCACACCCGCCCGCACCATCCACAGCCTGATCTACACGGTGATCGAGTCGGCCGAGGAGGAAATCGCCGCCGCTGCCGCAAAGGTGCAGGAGGCCGAGACCGCAGCGCGCAAGCTGACCGGTTTCGACAGGACCGCGGCCGAGGCGGGGATCGAGGCGATGCGCCAGGCGCTGTCCGCGATGAAGCATCCCCGCTTCGCCCTGAACCCGCAAAGCGATGCGGCGGATGCGCGGCTGATCGTGCTCGACGAGGTGTCGATGGTGGGCGAGGAGATGGCCCGCGACTTGATGAGTTTCGGCAAGCCGATCCTCGTGCTCGGCGATCCCGGCCAGCTGCCGCCGATCCGGGGCGAAGGCGCCTTCACCCGCGACGAGCCGGACGTGATGCTGACCGAGATTCACCGCCAGGCGGCCGAGAGCGCCATCGTCCGTCTCGCCACGATGGCGCGGATGGGGGAACCCATCGGCTTCGGAGTTTACGACGCCCATGTCGCCAAGCTCCGCAAGGGCGACATCACGCCGGAACAGGCGCTGCGCGGCGGCCAGCTGATCTGCGGCCTGAACGCGACGCGGCTGCAGATCAACAACGCCATGCGCGCGGCGGCCGGCCTCGGCGGGACCTGGCTGCCCACCGGACCGGCCGAGAAGATCATCTGCCTGAAGAACCAGAACGATCTGGGGCTGATCAACGGGATGTTCGTGACGCTCGAGGACATCGTCGATGAGGGCAGCCTCTACTTCTCCGCCGTCGTCCACGACGAGGACGGGCGTCACATCGGCGAGCCGGATCGGGACGGGCGTCCGGGCCGGCTGCGCATCTACAAGGGGCATTTCGAGGACCATGTCGCCTACGACGACAAGCGCCACGACCGCGACTACAAGGAGAAGCGCCTCCTGACCGAGGCGACCTTCGGCTGGGCGATCACCGCGCACAAGGCGCAAGGATCGCAGTGGGAGAACGTGATCGTCTGGGACGACGGGCTGGGCCGCAGCGAGATCGACCGGCGCCGCTGGCTCTACACCGCGATCACCCGGGCCGAGCGCGGTCTCGTCCTTCTGGCTTGAGGGGCGCGATGATCGATCTCAACGATGTCGCCACGCCGAAGACACGACACGACCTTGCGGCGGTGAAGGATCGGCTTGCCGCGACCGCAGGCGACTGGCTCCCCGGCATCTTTCCGGAGGCGCGGCTGGCGCGCGACCGTCGCTCCTTGCGTTGTGCCGACCTGTCCGGCCGCCCGCCGCGCAAGGAAGGGTCGTGCACCATCCACCTTGACGGGCCCTATGCGGGCTGGGGCTTCGACTATGCGACCGGCGAAAGCGCCGGGCCCATCGATCTGATCGCGCAGGCGACCGGGCTGAGCGATGGCGCGCTTTTCGACGAAGCGGCGCGGATTGCCGGGATGGATCGCCCTGCGCCGCAGCCCGCGCCGAAGTCGCCCATGCGCACACGACCCGACCACTCGGCCGAGATCGCGCGTCTGGTCGGTGGGGCGGTGCCGCTCGCGGGCACGCCGGGCGAGACCTATCTGCGCGCCCGCGGGCTGTCGGATCCCGGATCGCCCGACCTGCTGTTCCACCCCGATCTGCCGGACTTCGACAGCTGCCGCGGCTGGCCCGGCCTGATCGCGATCCTGCGGCTGCCGGGCGGGGAGCGCACGCCGGGCATCCACCGCACTTTCCTGCTCGACGACGGCAGCGCCAAGGCGCCCCCCGGCAAGAAGATGCTCGGCAGCGTGAAGGACGCCGTGGTCCGGCTGTTCCCGATGCCAGAGGATGGGCACATCGGCATCGCCGAGGGGATCGAGACGGCGCTCGCCGCCCACGCGCTTTTCGGCACAACGGTCTGGGCGGCGCTGTCGGCCGACGGTCTGGCGCGGTTCCAGTGGCCCGAGAGCACCCGGCGCGTCACCATCTACGCCGATGCCGGAGACGCCGGCCGCCAGGCGGCCGCGACGCTCTCGGACCGTCTGAACCGCGCCGACATCCCGAACGAGATCGTCGCCCCGCTCCATGGCGACGATTTCAACGACGATCTGCAGCGTGGCGCCCGCGCCGAGGATTACACGCTCGGCGCGGACACTACAGCGGAGCCGCAGGCCGCGGATCCGGTCGAGCCAGAGACGGCTACGCCCATCGTCGCAACCTCCGACGATCCCGCGACCTTGATCGCCGCGGCCGAGGCGCTGACCAATCCGCCCGAGTTCGAAGCCCTGTCCACGCTGCTCGGGCGCATCGCGCTGGCAAGGCTCGACCCGCTGCCCGAACGGCAGGTCATCGCGCGGATCAAGTCCGCGACAGGCATCGGTATGTCGGTCCTGACCCAGCAACTGGCCGAGCTCCGCCGCCGCGTGAACGCGACCGGCGACCCGCAAGCGCCGATCCCGAAACCTGCCTGGTTCGGGCGCCTGCGGCTCGACCTCGCGGGCGCGCCCGAGCGCAACGAGGCCAACGTCATCGTCGCACTGACCTCCGATCCGGCCTTCGCCGGTGCGCTGGCCTTCGACGAGTTCGGGCAGGAGATCGTGGTCCGCCAGCCGCTGCCGTGGGATTGTGCGACCGCCTCCCTCCCGCGCCCGTGGGAGGACGCCGACGACATCCGCACCGCCGAATGGCTGCAGCTGCGCGGGATCAACGTTGCGCCGGTGGTCGTGAGCCGCGCTGTCGACGCCGTCGCCCGCGAGCTGCGCATACATCCTGTCCGCGACTGGCTCGATACCCTGACATGGGACGGCACGCCCCGGATCGAGACCTGGACCAGCGCCTATCTCGGCGCCGAGACCACGGCGTTCAACCACACCATCGGCGCGCTCTGGCTGATCTCGGCCGTCGCCCGCATCTACCGCCCCGGCGTCAAGGCCGACCACATGCTGATCCTCGAGGGGCCACAGGGGGCGCGAAAGTCCACCGCGATCAAGGTGCTGGCCGGCGAGGAATGGTTCACCGACGAGCTGCCCGAGCTCGGGTCCAAGGACGCGGCGCTGCACATGCAGGGCGTCTGGATCGTCGAGATCGCCGAACTCGACGCCATCGGCCGCGCCGAGGTCTCGCGCATCAAGGCCTTCCTGACCCGCACCACCGACCGCTTCCGCCCGCCTTACGGTCGCTACACCGTCGAGGTCCCGCGCCAGTGCGTCTTCGCCGGCACCGTGAACCCCGACACCTATCTGCGCGACGAGACCGGCAACCGCCGCTTCTGGCCGCTCCGTTGCGGCGCCATCGACATTGCGGCGCTCGCCCGCGACCGGGACCAGCTCTGGGCCGAGGCCGTCCACCGCTTCCGCGCCGGCGCGATCTGGTGGATCGACGACCCGGCGCTCCTGGCGGAAGCCCGCGAGGAGCAGGATCGTCGCTACCAGTCCGACGCCTGGGACGACCTGATCGAGCACTGGCTGACGCACGAGATCCGCACCGTCTCGGACGGCTTCCCCGACTACGGCAACTCGAGGACCGAAAGCGTGCCGCGCGCAGAGCCGCTGAGAGACGTGTCGGTCGGCGAGATCCTCGAGGAGGCCATCGGACTCGAACCCGCCCGCTGGACGCGTGGGGACCAGATGCGCGTCTCGGCCTACCTCAAAGCAAACGGCTGGGAGCGGTACCGGCGGCGCGACGAGGGCGGGCGCGAGGCGCCGCGGGAGTGGCGGTATCGGAGGCGTTGCGAAAACAGACCCCCATGAGTCAGCCAGAGACGAGCCCGCCATCCACGATCAGGTTTTGCCCGGTCACCGCCCGCGCCCACGGCGACGCGAAGAAGATGACGGCGTCCGCCAATTCTTCGGGTGTGGTCACATGGCAGAGCGGTGTCTGGGCGGCGATCAGGTCGAAGACCGTATTGGGCGTGGCGGCGCTGGCGTCGGTCACGCGCAGCAGCCCGCCCGAGACCATGTTGACCGTCACACCCAGTGGGCCTAGTTCGCGCGCGGCGGTTCGGGTCAGGGCCAGCAGTGCGCCTTTGGCCGCGGTGTAGTCGTGATAAGGCACGACCGGGTTCTGGAAAAGGTTCGTGCCGATCGTGATGACCCGCCCGAAGCGCTGCGCCTCGAAATGCGGATGCAGGGCCTGGATGCCGTTCAGCACCCCCGCCACGGCGGTCTGCGTCTGGCGCGCGATGTCGGACCAACCGAGCGCAGGCAGCCTCGTGCGCGCATCGCCGTTGAACGCATAATCGGCGAGGGCGTTGTGCACGAACACATCCGGCGCACGGCCGAAGCGTTCCGCGATGTCGCGGATCATCCTTTGCACCTGCGCGGCATCGGTCACGTCGGCGGCAAAGGCTGCGGCGCGCGGGCCGAGTTCGGCAGCAACCGCTTCGGCCGCGGCCTGGCTGCGGCGATAGTTGAGCGCAACGGTTGCGCCTTCGCGAGCAAAGGCACGGGCGATCGCGGCGCCGAGGCCGCGACCGGCGCCGGTGACGAGAACGCAGAGGTCGGAAACCGGTCGGATCATGCGATGGAACCCTCGGTAAGGCGGTGAAAATGGTGCACGGGCCCATGACCCGATCCGACGGTCAGAGCGTCGGCTTCGGCGATGGCGCCGACGAGCCAGACTTTGGCGCGCCGAGCAGCCTCTTCGAGCGGTATCGCGCGGGCAAGCAGGGTCGCAAGCGCCGACGACAGGCTGCAGCCCGTGCCATGGGTGTTGCCCGTCGCGTGACGCGGGCTTGGGAGCCAGACTGCGCCCGTCGCGGTGCACAGAAGATCGGGGCTGTCTGCGCTGCCGAGGTGCCCGCCCTTCAGCAGCACCGCCTGCGGGCCGAGCGCGCGCAGCGCCCGTGCCTGGCTCTCCATCGTCGCACGCTCCTGCGCTGGTGCGGTACCAAGGAGTTCGGCTGCCTCGAGCAGGTTCGGGGTGATCAGCGTCGCCACGTGCAGAAAGCCGCGCAAGGCCGCCGCGGCCTCGGGCGCCAACAGCCTTTCGCCCCCTTTGGCCACCATGACCGGATCGAGGACGACGGGTGCTTCGAGCCCCTCGAGGGCCTCGGCCACGGCCGCGATCACCGCGGCGCTGCCCAGCATCCCGATCTTGACCGCGTGGATCGCGATATCCTCGCGGATCGCGCGAATTTGCGCGGCCACGAACTCGGGCGCCACCATCTGCACACCCTGCACGCCGCGGGTGTTCTGCGCCGTCAGCGCGGTGATCGCGGCCATTGCATAGCCGCCGCAGGCCGAGATCGCCTTGATATCGGCCTGAATTCCCGCCCCGCCCGAGGGGTCGGAGCCGGCGATGGACAGGACGTTGGGGATCACGCCTGCCTCCATGCCTGCACGAGGGCGCGGGTCGCGGCCTCGGGATCGGGGCTGCGGACCACGGCCGAGACGACGGCAAGGCCGGCGGCGCCGATGCGCCTGACCGCTGCCGCATCGCCGGGCCCAAGCCCGCCGATCGCCACGACCGGGACAGGCGCGCGGGCGACGATCCGCGCGAGACCCTCGAAGCCGATCGGCGGCGCGTGGTCGGGCTTGGTCGGGGTCGCCCGCACCGGCCCTGCGCCGATGTAATCCACACCGGCCGGGATTGCGGCGCATTGGTCGGGATGCTCGACCGACAGGCCCAGGATCCTGTCCGGCCCGAGCCGGGCGCGCATCGCCGCCGGGTCGCCGTCGCCCTGGCCGATGTGCAACCCGTCGGCGCAGGCCGCCAGCGCCACCTCGAGCCGGTCGTTGACAATGAGCTTCACGCCCAGCGGCTGCAACTCGGCGACGAGCGCACGGGCGAGACCGGCCAGGGCGGCATCCGGCATGGTCTTGTCGCGCAGTTGCACGGCCCAGGCGCCGCCGCGCGCGGCCGCGCGCGCCTGGTCTATCACGGGCAGGGGCGCGCCCGGATCCGTGATCACATAGACCGCGCCGATCATGCTGGGCGCATCCGGGCGCCGGCCGTCACGCCCTCGGGCGTGAGTGCTGCGAGCGCATCGAGGAAAGCAACCGCAAAACTGCCGGGGCCGGTCGCGGCCAGGGCCGCGCGTTCGCCCGCAAGCCCGAAACAGGCCAGAGCCGCCACCGTGGCGCCCAGCCTCTCCTGCCCGACGCAGAAGGCGGCGATGACGCCGTTGAGCGAACATCCCAGCGCCGTGACGCGGGTCATCAGCGGGTGGCCGTTGCTCACGCGCCAGCCCTGCATCCCGTCGGTGATGTAATCGACCGGCCCGGAGACGGCGATCACGCCACCTGTCGCCTGCGCGAGATGCCGTGCCGCGTCGATTGCCGCCTCGACGCTTTCGCCCGAATCGGCTCCGCGCGCCTTCCCCTCAAGCCCGGCAAGCGCCCGGATCTCCGAGGCGTTGCCGCGCACGACCGCCGGCTTCAGCGCCAGCAGCCGCCGTGCAAGCTCCTGCCGGAAGCGCGTGGCTCCAACCCCGACCGGATCGAACACCCAGGGCCTGCCGGCCGCGTTCATCGCGGCTGCCGCCTCTTCCATCGCGGCGCCCCAGACGGGATCGGCAGTTCCGGTGTTCACGGTCAGCGCCTGCGCGAGAGCGGCGAATTCCGCTGCTTCCTCGCGCGCATGCACCATGGCGGGCGAGGCGCCGACGGCCAGCAGCACGTTCGCCATCATATTCATGGCAACGAAATTGGTGATGTTGTGCACAAGCGGCGCGGCTTGCCGCATGCGCGCGAGATACGCCCCGGTTTCGTCCATCGCTGTTCCCTTTCGAGCGAGGGAGCAGCGACGCTTGCGGCACACCAGCCACGCCCTGGGGGCAGCGCATCGCGGAACTCCCTACGCCAGCATGATCTGGTTCAGGTTCGAAGGGTGCTTCTCAGCCTGCAATAATCCGCAGACGCCCCTGTCCGACGGGCAGAGGGTGGTCGCTGGCGCGGGCAATGTCAATCCGTGTGCTCTCGATCTTGGCAACACTGTCAGGACATGGATGCGCGCTGTCCCAACCTCATCCGTGGTCCCAACCCTGTCCCAACCTCCCGAGGGGGTTGGGGACACCAAAAGCCGTTCAAAAACAACGGTTTTCCCAACCTCACCCCGTGGTCCCAACCTTTTTCTACACATTCATGTGGGAGAAAGGAAAAGGTCGGGAACATGTTTTTCTATACGAAAAGAGAGGACCCCCGTTGGGGACACCGAGGTTGGGACCACATCCGGTCAAACTATTGGAGTGAAACGATAAAGGGCCGTCCCAACCCACTCGAAGGTTGGGACCACGCGTTCGGAGGTTGGGACCGGGACGGGCAGCGCGTCGATCTTCGCCGGCCGCGTCGTCCCTGGTCGTTTTCGCTTTGGCCGTGGACCGCCGGATGCTAAAACTTGCGGTGACCGAAGCCGAAGGCCCACAGGTTGTGAGCCTTCACGATGAACACACCGATCCCATCGCAGGACATCCGCCCCGAGCCGGGCGCGATCAGCCGGTCCTGCATCCTCGCCCTCGATCTCGGCACCACGACCGGCTGGGCGCTTGGCGAACCGGCAACAACGGCCGACGCAGTCGAATGGCGGATCATCCCCGATTGGCCCGCATACGAGGTTTCATCCGAAGGGCGCGTTCGCAGGATGCGTCAGTCCAAGGGCGCGAAAGCGGGCCGCGTCCTCCGCCCTTCGCTCAACATGAAGACCGGGTATGTCTCGGTCTGCCTTTGCGAGCGTCCGAGATCGAAGCGCATCGACGTTCACCGTCTCGTTGCCCTGACATTTCTCGGCCGCCCGCCTTCCGCGCATCATCTTGTCGCGCACAATGATGGCGATCAGACCAACAACGCCGTTGGCAATCTACGATGGGCAACGCAGGTCGAGAACCTTGCCGACTGCACGTTGCATGGCACCGCCTTGAAGGGCTCGAGGAACCCCGCGTCCGTCATCACAGAGATCGACGTTCGCGCAATCCGTCGAATGAAGATCGCCGGAATTCCACGACCAGTGATCGCCGAGGGCTACGGTCTCCATAAGCGTTCGGTGTTCAAGATCCTCGCGTGGTCCAGCTGGGAGCACGTACGATGAGCATCTTGGCTTTGGACCTTGGTACGCGGACTGGATGGGCGCTTCTTACGCGTGATCGGACAATCACGAGCGGCGTCATCGAATTCAAGCAGGACCGGTGGCAGGGTGGCGGCATGCGCTTTCTGCGCTTCCGGGCTTGGCTGGACGAAGTCCATCGGCTCTCCGGCGGCTTCGAGCAGCTGATCTACGAGCAGGTTCGCCGGCATGCGGGGATGGACGCCTCCCACCTTTATGGCGGCTGGCTTGCAATTCTTGAAGTGTGGTGTGAGCAGAACTCGATTTCTTATCAAGGCGTTCCGATCGGAACCATCAAGCGCCACGCCACCGGCAAGGGCAACGCGCCCAAGGAGGCGATGATCGCCGCGGCGCGAGCACGAGGGTTCTCGCCCGCCGACGACAACGAGGCCGACGCCATCGCCATCCTCCATTGGGCGCTCGAGACAAACGGGGGCCTGGGATGAGGTGGTACCCGAAAGGCTACGGCGGCACGCGCCGGGATCCCGACCAGGTGAAGCGCGATGGCTGGCATGACGAGGGCCTGCTCGCCGTCTCCGTCGACGACGGCCGGTTAACATGGCCGGAGCGCGAGCTGGTCCGTCAACTCGGTGAGAAGCTCTACGGAAAGCGGCAGGAGGACGGATCTCATGCGTGAATGGACAACTGCCCGCGTTCAGGACCGCCTCGAACTGGCCGCCGACGTGTTCGCGCAACTGCCGGCCGTGAAGCCGCAGGGCTATTTCAACGCCTGGCCGGAGTATTTCCACACCTTCGCGGATCAAGTCGGTCAGGAGCCTCGGATGCGTCAGCCGCGGCCGAGCCCGCGGCAGATCACGGAAGCCGAGGAAGCGATGCTCTGGCTGCGGTGGCTCGAGAAGGACGACGCACGGATCGTCTGGCTGCGCGCGAACCGGACACCGTGGAAGAAGATCGGCTGGGAGATCGGGCTAAGCCGCCCGGCCGCCAATCGCCACTGGCAATACGGCATCGCCCTGATCACTTGGCGGCTCAACGGACGGGTGCCATCCCGCAAGCGATCGAAGCGCTTCGTGGTCGAGAATGCCGACCGGCTGTCAAGTCAAATCGTCATGTGAGACGATTTTCCGGGAGACACTGGAAAGGGTTCACCGCACCCCGGCTGAGACCTACAAAAGGGATATACTCGGGAGAGGCGCGCGCGGGACGCCCCGCCGCCGCTGGCTTCCCGGGGTCCAAAGCGGGGTCCAGCAGGAGGCCAGACCGCCAAGGCATTGTTTTCCGGTTCCTTTTCGGGCCGAAACGTATGCTGGCGGGCGAAGCGCGGCATATCGCCAGCGGCAGGGCCGTTTTCTGGGAAGCCACCCCGCGTGGAGGCCACCCCCGGAACGCCGGATAGTGACGCAATAACAGAAACTTGGCCGGTGGACTCCGGGCTGGACACCCTGGCTTCCGGAGTCCGGCAGCAAGCCCTTGGTCCCCGCCACGCCGGAGTCCACCCGCACGGTTCGCGAACGGCCACCAACCCATCACCGACAGGATCCTCAATGACCCTCGCCTTCGCCCCCGAGCGGATCGAGATGTGGCCCCTTGCGCGCCTCCAGCCCTACGCCCGCAACGCGAAGGTGCATGGCGCGGACCAGGTCGCGAAGATCGCCGCCAGCATGGCCGAGTTCGGCTGGACCGTCCCGTGCCTCGTCGGCGAGGACGGCGAACTGATCGCCGGGCACGGCCGCGTGCTGGCGGCCGAACAGCTCGGTCTGACCGAGGCGCCGGTGATCGTGCTCGGGCACCTGACCGAGGCGCAGCGGCGTGCCTACCGCATCGCCGACAACCGGCTGGCTGAAAGCCCGTGGGACGAGGCGCTGCTCTCGGCCGAACTGAACGACCTGCTGGCTGATGACTACGACCTGTCGCTGGTCGGGTTCTCGGATGGCGAACTCGACAAGCTGCTGGCCTTCGATCCGGACGGGGGCGGCGAGGAAGAAGGTGGCGCCGGGGGCTCTGTGCCTCCGGTGACCATCCCAGAGCCGCCGCGCAACCCGGCATCGCGAACGGGCGATCTGTGGATCCTCGGCGACCACCGGCTGCTCTGCGGCGACAGCACCAGCGCGGCCGATGTGCGCCGGCTGATGAATGGCGAGCGGGCGATCCTGTTTGCGACCGACCCCCCGTATCTGGTTGATTACGACGGGTCCAACCATCCGACGCGCAACAAGGACTGGTCCGCGTCCTATGGCACCACGTGGGACGACTCCTCGCAGGGCGCGGAGCTCTATGACGGATTCATCTCGGCGGCCGTCGCCGAGGCGATCACCGAGGATGCCGCCTGGTACTGCTGGCACGCCTCGCGCCGCCAGGCGATGCTGGAAGCCTGCTGGGAAAAGGCCGGCGCCTTCGTCCACCAGCAGATCATCTGGGTGAAGGACCGCGGGGTGCTCACCCGCTCGCATTACCTCTGGAAGCATGAACCTTGCTTCATGGGCTGGCGCCGTCCGAACCGCCCGCCGAAGGTGGCCGAGCAGACACTGCCGTCGACCTGGGAGATGCCATCCTTCGCCAAGGACGAGCGCCCCGACCACCCAACGCCGAAACCGCTCGACGCCTTCGGCATCCCGATGCGCCAGCACGTCGCCCGCGGCGGCCTCTGCTACGAGCCGTTCTCGGGCTCTGGCTCCCAGATCATGGCGGGCGAAGCCAACGGCCGCCGCGTCTTCGCGATGGAGATCAGCCCGGCCTATGTCGACGTCGCCGTGGAGCGCTGGCAGGCCGAGACTTGCAAGGACGCGATCCTCGACGGCGACGGCCGGACCTTCGCCGAAGTGAAGGCCGAGCGGCTGGGCGACAAGGCCGATGCCGCCGCCTGATGGCCGTCTACTACAACGATGCCGATCCCGCGGCCTGCGCATGGCTGCGAGAACTGATCGCGGTCGGACTCCTGCCTGCCGGCGAGGTAGACGAGCGCTCCATCCTCGACGTGGAACCCGCCGACCTGCGCGGCTTCGCGCAATGCCATTTCTTCGCCGGGATCGGCGGCTGGCCCTACGCGCTCCGCCTCGCGGGCGTTGCCGAGGACCTGTCCGTCTGGACCGGTTCGCCGCCCTGCCAGCCCTTCAGCCAGGCCGGGCAGCGCAAGGGACAGGACGATGACCGCCACCTCGCCCCGGCTTTCCTGTGGCTCGTCGCAGCCTGCCGGCCGGAGCTCGTCTTCGGCGAGCAGGTCGCGAGCGCGGCAGTGCTCGGACCGGTTGGCAGAAAGTCTCGCGCGGCAGTTGAGGGCCCGGCTGGCTGGGCGTGGTTCGACGCTCTGGCGGCTGACCTGGAAGCGGCATCTTACGCCGTCGCGGCGGCCGATCTGCCGGCTGCGGGCATCGGCGCGCCGCACATCCGCCAGCGGCTGTTCTTCGGCGCCGTCGCCCTCGAGCTGGGCGGGCTGGGCGACGGCCTCGGCGCGGGATCACAAGGACGGATCGGAATGCCGGTCGGTGCCGATCAATGCGCTGCTCGGCCGGCAGGTCTGGCTGGCGGGGTGGCCGACGGCGATGGCGGGCTCGCCCGCGACGGCAGCGTACAACGCGGCCGGCAACACGGATGCGAGCCGCAGGACGGTGAAGCTGGTGGACTGGTCGACGGCGCCGACCCCGCCGGGACCGATGCGACGGACGGCGTCTGGCGAGATCCGGACTGGCTCCTCTGCCGCGATGACCGCTGGCGGCCCGTTGAGCCCGGAACATTCCCGCTGGCTGATGGGATACCCGGTCGCATGGGGCTGCTGCGGGGCTACGGCAATGCGATCGTTCCGCCGCTTGCGGCGGAGTTCGTGACGGCCTTCATGGAGAGCCTGCGATGAAGCAGAGCCGGGCCATGTCGATGGCCGAGGCCGCGACAAACGTTGTCGTCGGCTACGTTTTGGCCATCGCCACGCAGATCGTCGTGTTCCCGTGGTTCGGGATCGAGACCGGTCTCGCGGAGCATCTGACCATTGGCCTCGCCTTCGTCGGCGTCTCGCTGGCGCGCGGCTATCTGCTGCGCAGGCTGTTCGAGGCGATCCGGATGCGGAGTTCTTGAGGACGCTCGTGATGCAATGTCGGTGTCATGCGGCGCCGCGATGAATTACGCTCGATCCCACACGGAGGAACCGGGCTAGATGGCAGGCGGACAGGAGCACTGGGACGACGTCTACGGTGCGCGGTCGGAAGACGCGCTGACATGGTTCGAAGCAATGCCGGCGATGTCTCTCGACCTGGCGCGCGAACATCTTGAACCGGGCGCGCCGTTCATCGACATCGGGGCCGGTGCGTCCCGGCTCGTCGACGCGTTGCTCGATGAGGGGTTCGGCCCCCTCACGGTGCTGGACCTTTCCGCAGCCGCCCTGGCCGTCAGCCGGCAGCGGCTCGGCCCAAGGGCCGATGCGGTTCAGTGGATCGAGGCGGACATCACGACGTGGCAGCCCGAGCGGGATTACGCGGTCTGGCACGACCGGGCGGTGTTCCACTTCCTGACTGCGGCCGAGGATCGTGCCGGCTATGCACGTGCCCTTACGCACGCCCTGCGCCCCAGCGGAATCGCGATCATTGCGACATTCGCGGATGACGGACCGGAGATGTGCTCGGGTCTGCCCGTCGTGCGCCATGCGCCGGAAGAGCTGGCGCAGGAACTCGACCGACTGCTTCCGGGCCGGTTCGAGACGCTCGACGCCAGACGCCACATGCACGTCACGCCGAAAGGTAATCGACAGAGCTTTCAGTACAGCGTGTTCCGCAAGACCCACCGTTGAGACGAACGCCGCCGCCCTTGTTGGGCGGCGACCTGCAGTTGGCGCGCACGCGCGGCGTCAGTCGCGTATGGCGTAGACGCGCCCCCTTCCGTCGATTTTCTCGGAGGTGATGGTCAGGCCGAGCTTTTTCTTGAGCGCGCCGGCAAGCGCACCCCTCACTGTGTGCGGCCTCCATTCCAAGGCCGCGACGATCTCGTCGATAGTGGCGCCGCCATCGGCGCGGAGCATCTCGATCAGCTTCGCCTGCTTCGTGCCCGTGCGCGGTGTGCGCGTCTTGGGTGCGCGGTCTGCCTCGACGGGGGCGTTCTGCGGGGCTTCCGCGCTCGGCGCCGCGTCGGCGCCCGTGGGCGCGCTGTTGCCGCTGTCCGGCTCGACACCGATGGCGGCGAGGCCCGCGTCCGTGATGTGCAGGAGGATAGCGCGGCCGTCGTCAACGTTGCGCCAGATGCGGTTGAGCGCGGCGTCCGCCTTGGTCTGGCTGTCGGTCGCCGTCTCGGCGATCAGCCCGCGGGAGAGCAGTGCGCCGACCACCTTGGCGGCGGCGCCGCCGCGCAGCGAGCCGGGAAGCGGCAGGACGTTGCGGTCCTCGCGCTGCGCGGCAGCGCTGAGGATCACGAGTTGCGTGTCGGAAAGCTTGGTCATCTGGGGTCTCCGTGTTCGAGGCCCGCGTCATGCGGCGCCTTCTACGACCCCGAGCCGCGCAGGACGCGCGGCGGGAGTTCCGGCAGCGCCGGAGTTCAGCGGGCGTGCTCGCCTTCGCCGAAGGCGCTGTCGGTGATGCGCTTCAGGAGGCTCGCGTAGTGCTCCAGCGTGCCGACCATGGCCCAGCCCGCCTCGTCGGGGGCGCAGTTGAAATGGTCGTCGCTGAGCGCCTGCAGTCGGGCGAGCATCTCGTCGATCTCGGCCTTCTTGCCGATGAAGGCAGCGAGCGCGGCTTCCTTGTTCCGGCGCGCCTTCTCGGCGCGGAGTTCGTGGCGCGGGGTGGTGATCGGGTTCAGGCGGGTGGTCATCGTGGTGGCTCCTTGGTGAGTTGCATCGCTTCGTTGAAGTGACGTTCCCTCTGTCCGCCGCGCTTATCAACTCTATAAGCACATGATTTCGAATGATAATCGGAGCCGTCGATGCGGGGCATGAGCGAGCGCCAGTACGCCGCGCATGTCGGGCTGTCGCGGGGCGCGATCCAGAAGGCGAAGACCGCCGGCCGGCTCGTCCTGCACGAAGACGGCAGCATCGACGCCGCAGCCTCCGACAAGCGGCGGGCCGAGACGACGGACCCGTCGAAGAGCAGACCGAAGTCGGCGAGCCGCCCAGCCGGCATGAAGCCGGTCCCGGCGGCGGCCATCGCAGCCGTCGGCGAGACGCTTCGCGAGAACGGCGTCACCGTCCCGGATGTCGGCGACGGCGCAACGTTCATGAAGGCGAAAACCGCCAACGAGGTGATGAAAGCTCAGGAGCGCAAGCTGCGGCTCCAGAAACAGAAGGGCGAGCTCGTCGATCGCAATCGTGCCGAGATGCTCGTGTTCCGCCTCGCGCGCGAGGAACGCGACGCATGGGTGACCTGGCCTGCGCGCGTAGCCGCGCAGATGGCGTCGGAACTCAATACCGCGCTCGAACACCAGGATACCGCCAAGAGCGGCGCCTCAGAACCGGCGGTGACGACCGCGCTGATCCAGAGACTGCTCGAAACCCATGTCCGCGCCCAGCTCGACAGCCTCGCCGATGTCCGGCCGAGGCTCGGATGAGAGTGCGGTCGACTTCGACGGAGCGGAGGGACTTCTTCGGGCATGGCGCAGCGGCATCCGTCCCGATCCGGACCTGACGGTTTCGCAATGGGCGGACCGGCATCGGCGGCTGGGTTCGCGGGCCTCGGCGGAACCCGGCCGCTATCGCTCTGCGCGCACGCCCTACATGCGGGAGATCATGGACCGGCTGAGCCCGGGCGACCCGGCCCAGCGGGTCGTGTTCATGAAAGCCGCGCAGGTCGGCGCGCCGCTCGCGCTCGACACCCCGGTGCCGACGCCCTTCGGCTGGACGACCATGGGCGAGATCGCCGAGGGCGATCTGCTCTACGACGAGCGCGGGCGCATCTGCCGGGTCACCGGCCTGTCGCCGGTGTTCGACGATCGGCCCTGCTTCGAGGTGGCATTCGACGACGGGGAACATATCGTCGCGGACGGCGAGCATCGCTGGCCGGTCTGGGACTTCACGAACGACCGGCCCGCCGCGCGCACGCTCACCACGGCGGAGATGGCCGGGCGGGCGATCATCGGCGCAGGGGCCAGGCGGAGGCGCTATGCCATCGACTGCTGCGATCCGGTCGACATGCCGGACCAGGACCTGATCCTGCACCCCTACGTCCTCGGGCTCTGGCTCGGAGACGGCTCGTCGATCATGAACCACATCTCGCTGCACGAGGAGGACGCCGAGATCGTCGGTCACCTCCGCGCCTGCGGCGTCGAGGCCGAGTTCCGGCTGCCGCACTGGCGCAAGGGCAGGCTTGCCAATGTGGTGATCGACCCGACGTTCCGGATGCGCCGAGAGGACGGCGCCTCGCTCGCGGACTGCTTCCGGTCGCGCTTCGTGACGCGGCTGAGGCAGCTGGACGTGCTCGACAACAAGCACGTGCCGCTCGCCTACATGCGGGCGAGCCGATGGCAGCGGCTCGAACTCGTGCGCGGGCTGATGGACTCCGACGGCACGATCACGCCTGACGGCAAGCGCTGCGAGTTCTCGAACGCCGACCGGGGGCTCGTCGATGCGATGGTCGATCTGCTCCGCGGGCTCGGCTACAAGCCCGCGATCTATCATGGGCGGTCGCGCAGGAAGGTCTTCGGGCGGGACGGCCGCGCGACGACGTCCGCCGAGTACTGGCGCGTGTCGTGGACGGCCTATGCCGAGGAGCCGATGTTCCGGCTCTCGCGCAAGCGGGCCCGGATGCGCTCGATCGAGTCCGGGCGGCCGTGGAAAAGCCGTCGCCGGCGCATCGTCGCGATCCGGCCTGTGCCGAGCGTGCCGGTGCGCTGCATCGAAGTGGACTCGCCGAGCCACCTTTTTCTGTGCGGGAAGGGCTGGATCCCGACGCACAACACCGAGGCGGGCAACAACTGGATCGGCTTCGTCATCCACCAGGCGCCGGGGCCGATGCTCGCGGTCCAGCCGACGGTGGAACTGGCCAAGCGGAACTCGCGCCAGCGCATCGACCCGCTGATCGACGAGAGCCCCGAGCTGCGGGAGCGGGTCAAACCGGCCCGGTCCCGCGACGCGGGCAACACGATGCTTTCGAAGGAGTTCGCGGGCGGCATCCTGATCATGACCGGGGCGAACTCGGCGGTGGGGCTGCGGTCCACCCCGGCGCGTTACATCTTCCTCGACGAGGTCGATGCCTATCCGGCCTCGGCCGACGAGGAAGGCGATCCGGTGACGCTGGCCGAAGCGCGCTCGCTGACCTTCGCGCACCGGCGGAAGGTGTTCCTGGTCTCGACGCCGACGATCCGCGGCGTCAGCCGGATCGAGCGGGAATACGAGGCGAGCGACCAGCGGCGCTTCTTCGTGCCGTGCCCGCATTGTGACGCGATGCAGTGGCTGAAGTTCGAGCGGCTGCGCTGGGAAAAGGGGCGGCCGGAGACGGCCGAGTATCTCTGCGAGGGCTGCGAGCGGCCCATCGCCGAGCACCAGAAGACCGCGATGCTGGCGGCGGGGGAGTGGCGCCCCACCGCCACGGCCACCGACCCGCTGACGGTGGGCTACCACCTTTCGGCGCTCTACTCGCCGGTGGGGTGGCTCAGTTGGGCGCGGATCGCGCGGGCGCATGAGGCGGCACGGCGCAGCGACGAAGCCATGCGGGCGTTCCGGAACACCATCCTCGGCGAGACCTGGATGGAAACCGGCGAGGCGCCCGACTGGCAGCGGCTGGCCGACCGCCGCGAGGCATGGGCGCCAGGCACCGTCCCCGCGGGTGGGCTGTTCCTGACCGCCGGGGCGGACGTGCAGAAGGACCGGATCGAGGTCGATGTCTGGGCCTGGGGCCGCGGGCTCGAAAGCTGGCTGGTCGATCACATCGTCATCGAGGGCGGGCCGGGCGACCCCGCCTGCTGGCAGAAGCTCACCGAGCTGCTGGGGCGCACATGGGCACACGCGAACGGCCAGCACCTGACCATCGCGCGGCTCGCCATCGACACGGGTTTCGAGACCAGCGCGGTCTATGGCTGGGCCCGGGCCGTCGGCTTCGCGCAGGTGGCGCCGGTCAAGGGCGTCGAGGGCTTCAACCGCGCGAGCCCGGTGACGGGCCCGACCTATGTGGACGCGACCGTGGCGGGCAAACGCTTGCGCCGCGGCGCCCGGCTCTGGACGGTCGCCACCGCGACATTCAAGGCCGAGAGCTATCGCTTCCTGCGCCAGGAGCGCCCGACCGCGGAGGAGATCGCGGCCGGTGCATCGTTCCCGGCCGGAACGGTGCATCTGCCGGACTGGGCGGACGGCGAGTGGCTCAAGCAGCTCACCGCCGAGCAGCTGGTGACGGTGAAGACCCGGCGCGGCTTCACGAAGCTCGAATGGCAGAAGCTGCGCGAGCGCAACGAGGCGCTGGACTGCCGGGTCTATGCGCGCGCCGCCGCCTGGATCGCCGGCGCCGACCGCTGGCCCGAGGCGCGATGGGCCGATCTCGAGGCGCAGCTGGGGGTAACGGCGGGCGAGAAGCCCGAGGGAGCCACGCCGACCACGGCGCCGACCGCTCCGCGCATTGCATCTCGCCGGCGCATGGTGCGCTCAAGCTACATGAGGTGATCCGATGGCCACGGCCGCAGACCTCCGCGCCCGCCGCGAGGCGCTTCTGGCGCAGCGCTCCTCGGGCGTGGCCCGCGTGAGCTACGACGGCAAGACCGTGGAGTACCGTAGCCTGGCCGAGATCGACCGGGCGATCGAGGCGCTGGAGCGGGAGATCGCGGCGGCCGAGGGGCGGCGGATCGTGCGGCAGGTCCGTGTGACGACCGGCAAGGGGCTCTGATCGATGGGGCTGTTCGACAGGTTCCGCCGCCGGGCGACCGGCGGCCCCGCGTCCTCCGGGCTTACGCGGCTCCCCCGGAGCCACGGTCCCTCCGGACTGCGCGCCCGCCTCGAGGGGGCCATGGCGCGACGCCGGCTGCGGGGCTGGAACCCGCCCTTGGAGAACATCAACGCGCTGGTGGCCTCGGGCGGGCCGCGACTGCTGGCGCGGGCGCGCGAGCTCGTGGTCACCAACGGCTATGCGGCGAACGCCTGCGAGGCCTTCGCCGCGAACCTCGTCGGCGACGGGATCAAGCCCTCGTCGCTGATCGAGGATGCGGCCCTGCGGGATCGCGTCCAGCGGCTCTGGCTGGCCTGGACCGACGAGGCGGATGCGGACGGGTTGACCGACTTCTACGGCCTGCAGGCCATGGTGGCGCGGGAGATGTTCGTGGCCGGCGAGTGCTTCGTCCGGCTGCGGCCCCGCCGGGCCGAGGACGAGCTGACGGTCCCACTGCAGATGCAGCTCCTGCAATCGGAGATGCTGCCCTTCGAGAAGACCGGCACCGCGGCGAACGGGAACCGGCTGCGCTGCGGGATCGAGTTCGACGCGATCGGCCGGCGCGTGGCCTATCACTTCCGCCGCCGCCATCCGGGCGACAGCACCGATCAGGGCGCGGTCATCCCCGAGACGGTACGGGTGCCGGCCGGGGACGTGCTGCACATCTATCGCCCCATCGATGCGGGCCAGATCCGCGGCCTGCCGCATGTGGCGCCGGCCATGGTGCGGCTGTTCCTGCTGGACCAGTATGACGACGCCGAGCTCGACCGGAAGAAGACCGCGGCGATGTTCGCGGGCTTCATCACCAAGACCGCGCCCGAAGAGCCCCTGATGGGAGAGGCCGAGGCGGATCTGGACGGCGCGACCATTGCGAGCCTCGAGCCCGGCACGATGCAGGTGCTGCTGCCGGGCGAGGACGTGAAGTTCTCGTCGCCGGCCGATGTCGGCGGCGGCTACGAGGCGTTCCAGTACCGGACGCTGCTCGCCGTCTCGGCCTCGCTGGGGCTGCCCTACCACCTCGTCACCGGCGACGTCCGGCAGGCGAACTATTCCAGCCTGCGGGCCGAGCTCGTGGAGTTCCGCCGCCGCGTGCAGCAGCTCCAGCACGGGGTGCTGGCGCATCAGCTCTGCCGTCCGATCTGGGCGCGCTGGATGGAGACGGCGGTGCTGGCGGGTGCGCTCGACCTGCCGGGGTATGCGGCAGCGCCAGGGCGGTTCCGCGCGGTGCAGTGGATCCCGCCGCGCTGGGACTGGGTCGATCCGCTGAAGGACATCCAGGCGCAGGTGCTGGCGATGGAGGCGGGTATCACCTCGCGGCGCAAGGTGGTCGAGGCGACCGGATACGACGTCGAGGAGGTCGACCGCGAGAACGCCGCTGATGCCGCGCGCGCGACGGCTCTCGGCCTGCGCTACCGCACGAGCCCCGGCGAGACGCAGGGCGCCCGCGCGACGCCGGCGACCCGGGCGGAGCCCGGTGATGGCGCCGGCAACGACACGGACGACGGCGCCGACGCGACCGGTCCGGCCACCGAACAGGAGTGACGACATGGCAAGCTGGTATGCGATCCGCGCCCGCGACGGCGGCGCGGAAGTGGCGATCCATGACGAGATCGGGGCGCAGGGCGTCTCGGCGAAGGGCTTCCTCGCGGAACTCGGCGCGATCCCGGACGGGGCGCCGATCCTTGTGCGGATCAACAGCCCCGGCGGATCGGTCTTCGACGCGGTCGCGATCCACAACGCCCTGAAGCGCCACGCAGGCACCGTCACCGTCTGGATCGACGGGATCGCCGCCTCGGCCGCCTCCTATGTGGCGATGGCCGGCGACGAGATCGTCATGCCCGAGAACGCCTTCCTGATGATCCACGATCCGGCGGGGCTGGTCATGGGCACGGCCGCCGACATGCGGGCGATGGCCGAGACGCTCGACAAGATCGCCGCCACCATGGTCCGCGGCTATGCTGCCCGCGCGGGCCGCCCCGAGGACGAGATCGCCGCGCTGATGGCGGCCGAGACCTGGTTCGACGCCGGGGAGGCGCTGGCTGCGGGCCTCGCCACGCGGATCGCCGAGCCCGTGCGCATCGCCGCCCGCTTCGACATCGCCCGCTTCCGCAACGCGCCCCCGGCGCTGGTCGAGGCGGTCGCGGCCGGTGCGGACCCCGTCGAAACCGTTCCGGACGGGAACGGTTCGGAGGGGCCCGCGGCCGAGGGCGGAGCGGTGGACGAGGATGCCGGTGCCGCCGATCCGGCGCCGCAGCCGGGCAGCGCCGGCGCGGGTGTCTCGGAAGGCAACAGCCTTCCGGCCACGAATGATGCAGCCCCCGACGCCGATGTCATCCGCGCCGAGGCCATGGCCCATGCCCGCGCCGTGGTCGATCTCTGCTGCCTCGCCGGTCTGCCGCAGATGGCGTCCCGCTTCCTCGCCGAGGGCGCAAGCCTAGAGGAGGTCCGTGCAGCCCTCCTGGCCGCCCGCGCCGAGGCCGAGCCCGAGATCGCACCCCATCACCCGCAGCCCGGCCGCAGCACGGCCGCGCGCCCCTGGGGCGAGATCGTCGCCCGCACCTTCAAGCTGAAAGGATAAGCGCATGACCACCCTCGTCGAAGGCCCCCATCCGGGCGGCTTCCTCGTCTGGGAAGTCCTCCGCGACTACACCCGCGAGACCGTCACCCTTGCCTCCGGGGCAGGCAAGCTCGCCCCCGGCACGGTGCTCGGGAAGATCACCACGGGCGGAAAATACACCGTGCTGACGCCGGGGGCCTCCAACGGCAGCCAGAACGCCGCTGGTATTCTCTGGGGTCAGGCCGATGCCACCGATGCCGATGCGCCGGGGGTCGTGCTCGTCCGCGGCCCGGCCATCGTCAACCGCCACGAGATCCTTTGGCCCGACGGCATCACCGAACCCCAGACCGCCACCGCCATCGCCGCGCTCGCGGCGCTCGGCATCCTCCTGCGCTGAGCGCGCCCGGGAAAGGACATCCTCATGGCCACCATGGACATCTTCGAAGGCGATGCCTTCAGCATCGTCGAGCTCACCCGCGCGCTCGAGAACATCCCCTACAAGCCGGCGCTGCTCTCGGGCTCGAACCTCTTCAGCCCGCGCGGCGTGCGCGCCCGCACGGTCGTCATCGAGAGCCGCGACGGCACGCTGTCGCTGATACCGTTCTCGGAGCGCGGCTCGGCCTACGAGCAACAGATCCCCGACCGGCGCGAGATGCGCGCCTTCGTCTGCCGGCAGTTCAAGAAGCAGGACGTCCTCTGGGCCTCCGAGATCCAGTCGGTGCGCGACTTCGGCTCCGAAAGCGCCGTCCAGCAGGTGCAGACCGAGGTGGCCTACCGGCTGCGCAGGCTGCGCCAGGATGCCGAGGCGACCTTCGAATACCACCTCCTGAACGGCATCCAGGGGCTGGTGAAGGACCCCAAGGACCACGCGGTCGTGGTCAACTACTTCACCGAGTTCGGCATCGCGCCGGCGGCCGAGATCGACTTCGACCTCGACAATGCCACGCCCGCCTCGGGCGCGCTGCGCAAGCGCTGCCAGGCGCTGATCGAGAGCGTGGAGGACTCCATGGGCGGGCTCGCGGCCGGCGCGGTGCAGGTGCGCGCCGAATGCGGCTCGGCCTTCTTCGCCGATCTCGTGGCCCACAAGGAGGTGCGGGAGACCTATCTCAACACCGCCGCCGCGGCCGACCTGCGCGGGCGCGTCGCCGACGAGGTCAGCTTCGGTGGCATCACCTTCCGCCGCTACCGGGGTGGGGCGGGCTTCGGCGTGCCGACCGACAAGGCCTTCTTCTATCCCGAGGGTGTCGAGGGGCTCTTCGAGATCTGTTACGCGCCTGCCGACACCTTCGAGACGGTCAACACGCTGGGGCTGCCGCTCTACGCCCGCACCATCCCCGACCGCGACCGCGACGAATGGGTGCGCCTCGAGATCGAGAGCAATCCCCTCCCCATCTGCACCCGCCCGCAGGTGCTGCGCAGCGCGCGGCGGACGTGATGACTGCCGTCTCCGCGGCGCTGGATGCGCTCTTCGCGGACGCCAATATCGCCCGCGACGCGGTCTACATCGCCGAGGGCGGCAGTCCTCGGCTTGTCCGCGTGGTCGCGCGCCGCGCGGATGATGTCGCCAGCTTCGGCGAGGCCAGGCTCTGGTCCGAGACCGCGCGGATCGACCTGCGCGTGGCCGAGGTTCCCGAGCCGAGGCCGGGGGACCGGATCGAACTCGACGGCGAGGCCTTCCTCGTCCAGGGCGAGCCCGTGCGCGACCGCGAGCGGCTGGTCTGGACCGTCGACTTGCGCCCCGCGTGACCCCGATGAAACTGAAGCTCGACATCGCACCGGACATCGTCGCGATGATGGCGGCCGAAGTCGCGGCGGGCGAGCGTGCCGTCTCGGCCGCCATCCGCGAGGCCGGGGGCGGGCTGAAGTCGGCCTGGCGCGGGCAGATCACCGGCGCGGGTCTGGGTCAGCGGCTGGCCAACACCATCCGGGCGGAGCAGTTCCCCAAGGGCAAGCCCAGCCTCAGCGCCGCCGCCCTCGTCTGGTCCAAGGCGCCGGTGATCGTCGGCGCGCACGACACCGGCCCGCTGATCCGCTCGAAGAACGGGTTCTGGCTGGCGATCCCCACACCAGCAGCGGGCAAATCCACGCGCGGCGGTCGGATGACGCCAGGCGAATGGGAACGCCGTACCGGTCTGCGCCTGCGGTTCATCTACCGCCGCCGTGGCCCGAGCTTGCTGGTGGCCGAGGGGCGGCTGAACACGAAGGGCCGTGCAGTGGCGTCACGGTCGAAGACTGGCCGGGGCCTCGTGACTGCCCCGATCTTCCTGCTGGTTCCGCAGGTGAAGCTGCCAAAACGGCTGGATCTGGCGCGGGATGCGGAGCGGGCGCATGACTCGCTGCCGGGGCTCATCGTGGCGAACTGGGTGGAAGGGCGAACCGGATGATCACGCGCGCGCGGCGGCACGCCCATCGTCGCGCGCCGCTCGACGGCGGCGGCGCGGCTCCTCGGTCTCCCCCAGCCCCTCGATGGCCACCGGCGCCTTGCCGGGAAACTCGACCATCAGCTTGAGCGAGCCGCCCATCGCGCGGACATAGCTCGACAGGGTCGAAAGGAGCAGATCGCTCTGGCGCTCGTATTTCGCGACGGTCGCCTGCTGGATGCCGAGGGTTTCGGCCAGCTGGACCTGCGTCAGATCCTTGGCTTTCCGCAGTTCCTGTAGGGTCAGGTATTCGGTGTGGAGGCGGTCGGCCTCGGCCTCGATGCCCGCGCGACGGGCTGCATCGAGCGTGGCCAGCTTGTCCTTCAGGGTCCGTGCCATTGTCCTCATCCTTTCCGTTTGGCCAGATGGCGGTCGAACCGCTCATCGGCCCGCGCGATCAGCTGCTTGTAGAAGCGCTTCTCGCTCACGCCCGACTTGTCCCCGCCGCCGAGCAGGATCGCCTGCCGGTCGGGATCGAATGCGAAGGCGATGCGCCATACGCCATCGGCGGCGTTGCAGCGCAGTTCCTTCATGTTCGCATGCTTCGACCCGGTCAGGGTGTCGGCATGCGGTCGTCCGAGTGTCGGCCCCTCGCGTTCCAGAAGAAGCGCTCGGGCCAGGATCGCGTCCTGAACCTCCGGTGGGAGTGCGTCGAACTCCGGTTCGAACTCCTCGGCAAACGCAACGGTCCAAGGCATGCGATCCTCATGTCTTGGAAGCTATATAGCCTCCAGGCATTAATTTCGCAAGAACGGCCCGAGTACAGCGATGCCCACCCCACGCGAAACCATCCTCACCGCGCTGCACGCGCGGCTTTCGGCGTTGCCCGCCACCGCCCTGCGCGGCGAGGTTCTGCCCGAGCGGGTGCCGGCGGCGGGGCTCGTGATCCTGCGCGATGGCGAACCGGGGGAGCCGGAGGTGACGCTCTCGCCGCTCGAATACCATTGGCGGCACCGGGCGGAGATCGAAGCGGTCGTGCAGGGCGCCGACCGTGACGCCGTCTTCGACACGCTCTGCGCCAGCGTGGGCGCGGCGCTCGCTGCCGACCGCACGCTGGGCGGGCTCTGCGACTGGGTCGAGGCGGAGGCACCACGGCCGGTCGATCTGCCGGTCGAGGGCGCGGCCTGCCTGAAGGCCGCCGTGATCCCGGTGGTGCTGCACTATTCCACGGCCGACCCGCTGGCCTGACCTCACTCACACAGGAGAACACCATGGCACGAGCCCAGGGGGCGCGGGCGCTGATGGCGCTTGCGTTCGAGACGACCTATGGAACGCCGCCCGCCAGCGGCTTCACCCGCATGCCCTTCGCCAGCACCTCGCTCGGCGCGGAGCAGCCGCTGCTGAACTCGGAGCTTCTGGGTTACGGCCGCGATCCGCTGGCACCGATCAAGGACGCGGTGACGGCCGATGGCGATGTCGTCGTGCCGCTCGACGCCGAGGCCTTCGGCTTCTGGCTGAAGGCCGCGTTCGGGACACCCACGACCAGTGGCGCGGAGGCCCCGTACAGCCACGAGTTCCAGTCGGGGTCCTGGACGCTGCCCAGCATGTCGATCGAGACCGGCATGCCCGAGGTGCCCCGCTATGCGATGTACTCGGGCTGCGTGCTCGACCAGCTCAGCTGGCAGATGCAGCGCTCCGGGCTCCTGACCGCCACGGCGCGGCTGGTGGCGCAGGGCGAGACGGTCGGCACGACCACCAGCGCCGGGACGCCCGCCGCGCTGGAGCTGAAGCGGTTCGGTCATTTCAACGGGGCAATCACCCGCAACGGCACGGCGCTCGGCAACGTGGTCTCGGCCGAGATCACCTTTGCCAACAATCTCGATCGGATCGAGACCATCCGCTCGGACGGCCGCATCGACGGCGCCGACCCGTCCATCGCCGCGCTGACCGGCCGGATCGAGGTGCGCTTCGCCGACCAGACGCTGGTGACACAGGCGATCAACGGCGAGGCCTGCGAGATGGAATTCGCCTACGTCCTCCCCTCTGGCGAGAGCTTCACCTTCACCGTGCACGCCGTCTACCTGCCGCGCCCCCGGATCGAGATTTCCGGGCCGCAGGGCGTGCAGGCCACCTTCGACTGGCAGGCGGCCCGCGACAGCGTCGTCGGCCGGATGTGCACCGCCACCCTCGTGAACGACGTGGAGATGTATTGATGCTGACGCTTGACCTGACCAACGCGCCGCGCTGGCATGACCTCGCCCCCGGCGTCCGGGTGCAGCTCCGCCCGCTGACCACCGCGCTGATGGTGGCGACGCGCAGCGATCCGGCTGTGGAAAGCCTGCCCGAAGATGCATCCGACGAAGAGCGCGCGGTCGCCTTCGCCAAAGCGCTCGCGCGGCGGGCCGTGCTCGCCTGGGAGGGCATCGGCGACGCCGCCGGCAATCCCATCTACCCGAGCCCCGAAGCCATCGACGCGCTGCTCGATCTCTGGCCGATCTTCGAGGCGTTCCAACTGACCTACGTCTCGAAGGGTCTGCTGCTGGAACAGGAAAAAAACGCCTCCGCGCTCTCGCCGAATGGTCCTTCGGCGGGG